TAATTTTTCATCACCATATGTTACTAGTAAATGATGATTTGCGTCAAACATATTATTAAGTTTTTTAATTTCAGCAGGTGAAATAATCTCAACGGTGCAGTTTAACTCATTTTTTTTAGATTCAAAGATATTATCGACTTCTTTATAACGGTCGTCTCGCAAAACATAAACAAAAGGATATTTACTCATTAATAAATATCATTCAATACTATTTATATTATTTATTTTCAATTAATCTTTTTAATCCTGTATCTAAATCTATTTTTATATTCCAACCTAAATCTTTTAATTTTTTATTACTAATGTAATATCTTTGGTCATTAAAAGGTCTGTCTTCTATGAATTCAATGTTATCATTAAAAACAGTAGATGCTTTCAATAAATTATTGTCTGATATATTTTTGAATATCATTTTAGCCAAGTCTAAAATACTGATTTCCATATCTTCATCACAACCTATATTATATATTTCTCCTATCTTGCCTTTTTCTAATATTTTTATAAAAGCATCAACAGTATCATCGACATATAAAAATCCTCTAACACAAGTTCCATCGCCCTGAATTGTCAATTTCTCTCCATTTTTTAATTGTTGAATAAATTTTGGTATAACTTTTTCTGGATATTGATTAAATCCATAAACATTATTACCTCTTGTTATAATAATTGGCATTTTAAAAGACTTGATATAAGATTGTACGATTGATTCTGCAGCAGCTTTTGATGCAGCATATGGATTTGTAGGACAAAGTATAGATTGTTCTGTTTTTTTTGTTTCTTCAACATCAATTAATGATTCTCCATATACTTCGTCCGTTGAAACATGAATAAATTTTTTTATTTTACCATATTTTCTACAACATTCTAATAAAGTATGTGTGCCTAATACATTATCTTTTGTATATTGTAAAGCATCTGTAAATGAAGTTTGAACGTGAGATTGAGCTGCAAAATGAATAACTGAATCTATTTTATAAAATTCAAGTATGTGATTTAATAAATCACCCGAGCAAATATTTCCCTTAACTAATGTATATCTTTTACTATTTCTAATTTCTAATTTAATATTATCTTTATTAGCACAATAATATAATGCATCAATATTTATAATATTAATATTTGGATATCTATTATAAAATATATTTATAAAGTTTGAACCTATAAATCCACAACCTCCTGTAACTAACAAATTTTTAATATTGGAGAGATTTTTATATATTTTAATATTTTTCTTGACATAATCTTTTAAAATGCATCTAACAGAATCTTTGATATTCTTAACACCAGGATACAATTGCTTTAATTTTGTGGTATCTAAATAATTATTACTTCTTGCACTAGCTAATATTTTTGCTTGTTCTTCAATTGTAAAATTTTTCCAAGTAAAAGTGGGGTCAACATATTCTTTATACATTTCTAGTATTTCATTGTGACTTATTAAACCGGGATTTACTAGATTAATAGTCCCTGTTACTTGTTTTTTCATCATATCTGCTATTATTGGTATGAATTCTGGTAATACTGTCATAGAGTTTTTAATTGAACATATTTTTTCATAATGTGTTATTTTTGTAATGAAATTTCTAGGATTATCTATGCCTGTTATAGGCATTCTTATTCTCAAATTCAAACAAGTGTTATTATTCATTAATTTCATTAATTTATCTGTAGTACCTTTTACAACTGAATATCCTGAACCAAAAAAATTAGGATTGTCTTCTTCCTTAAAACCATTTTCTTCTTTTTCATATTCGTGTTCATTATCATAAGTAAATATACAACCTGTTCCCAAATAGGTATAATGAACAAAACGATTATTTTTACTGTATTTTTTACAAGCTTCAGCGATAATTAATGGAACAAATAAATTATCTCGAACATTATCTTTTATTTTTCCTGGTTGTTCTAAGTAATCAATTGTAGAATATGTATTCCCATTTATTTTTCCGTGTGTTCTTCCAATAAAAGATATTACGTGTGTAGTTTCAGGATTATTATTTAAATCATTCATAACATCTTCTATAGTATTTACTCGAGTATTTGAGACGGTGTGTTTAAGTTGCCATTGGGTAAGAGCTTGACAAAATTGACTTCCTATCCATCCCTTTCCACCATAAATTAAAATATTCATTATAATTTATCGTATTAATTATTCTGTAAATAGTTTATCAACTACTTTTTTTAATTCTTCTGGAACATGAAATTTTTTAGAATATCTTTGAAATTTACCGTAAAACTCCCAGTCATTTTTATCAATATGAGATATAAAATACTTTATATTATAATTGGTCATATTTATGTATATTGGATTTGTAATATTAGCCATTAAAAGTTTTTTTAAAATTTTATTTGCCTCATCAAATTTTTGCAAATAATATAGTATAATTAACATTTCTGAGTATAAGGAATGTTCATAAATATCATTTAATATAAATAATTTATGCGGTTTATCGTGTTCATAAATAGGTTTAAGCATATTATATAAATTATACCCGGTTGCAAATTTGTTTGTTTCTCTACATTCTTTAATTAATTCAAAAAAAGCCTCTTGTCTAGAATTATCAAACTCATAAGATTTAAAAAAATAATACCAAGCTTTTTCTTTCTCTCCTAATTCATTATACATTTTACCTAATTGATAACAGCTCCAATATTTTTCTTGTTCCCACTGTCTTTTTTCATTAATAGTTTTTTTATACCATTCAATAGATTTATCCCAATTCTCTTTTCCTGAAAATCTAAAACATTCTCCTGCATAAAATCCATATCTAGGTTGTAATTTGTCATTTTTATTATAAGCCGTAACTAATAAATTTGCATCATCTAGAAATTTTTTACCCCCTTTTTTATTTCTAGCACTGACTTCTACATTTGTTGCTATATGATAGTTTCCCTCAATACTTACTAATGAATATTGCTCTTTTGTTCCTATTATTTCATGCATAACTCCTTCATAATACCATTTTATATGATTATCAAGTAATGGCATTCTTTTCCACGAAACTCCCCAACCAAAGTTCATATGATAAGCAAATCCTCTTTTTAAAGGTGGTAAAACTAAATCTCCTACTATTCTATCATCTGCATCAAATATAAAAACAAAGTCAGTTTTTTTATATGCAAATTCTAGCGCTCTAGTTCTATTATGTGCAAAATCTTGCCAAGGGTCTTCTATCAATTCTCCTTCTATTTTTTGTTCCTCAAAAAAATTTTTAATCAGCTCTATTGTATTATCAGTTGAACCTGTGTCACATATTACCCAATAATCTATTTTTATTTTTTCAACAATATTAGATAAAGTATTTATAATTATATCTGCTTCATCTTTAACAATCATATTTAAGCATATTGTAGGATTTTCCATATAACTAATTTATTTTTTGGTTTTTAAATATTAATATATATTAATATTATAAGATGGCATTTACAAGATTTAATTATGATGATTGTAGAACAAAAAAAAAATTACAGGAGTCCACTGGACCAGGCAGATATTCATTAAATATGCCAGGAAATGGAACAACTCCTTGTTTTTTTAATGACCCACAAATCAGAATGCAAAAATGGGGTGCAAATTTAGATACTGTTATAAATGGAGCACCTATAGATATTAATAGTGATTTAACAGGTAGAACCAGAAAATTAACAAAATATTGCACTAATAAGAAATTCCCTAATGCAGGAGTACCAAATATTCAAAAAAAAGAATATCCTGTTTGTGGTTCTGCTTTGACAGATGAATCTAGAGCAACACATCCCGCCTGGATGTATAGGGCTCTCCCACAAAATAGAGAATATCCCTTATTTTTAAATCCACAAGAAAATGTTTGTATGAGATTTCATAACAATTTAAATACACGACTTTTAGAAAGAGATAATTTTGTTCCAAAAGTCCCGTGTGTTAGAGATAAATAAATATATATTTTAGCATTTAAAATATATATTACTTATATATAAATGGCAGAAGTAGCTATACCTATGGCAGTATTGGGTGTTATGTATATTATTTCAAATAAAGATAAAGAAAAAGAAAAAAAAGAAGCTTTTTCTAATGCTAAATTACCAAATACACATCGCCCTGTTGTAAATTATCCAAAGGATAATAAAAGAGATATTTTAAATGAAACCAATGTTCAGACCTATCAAGGTTATAGAAACAGCGCTGAGAACTATTATCAACCTACAGGCTACAAAAAAGCTTTAGAATTAAATGAAAAGAAAGTAGGACAATTTCAATCATTAACAGGAGAAACCATTAATCCAAAAGGATTAGAACATAATAATATGGTTCCTTTTTTTGGGTCTAAAATTACACAGGGAACTGGTGATAAAGGACACGAAAGTTTGTTAGATTTATACACTGGTTCCGGTAGTCAGCAAAATAAAAAAGAAGGTATTGCGCCTCTTTTTAAACCACAGGCAAATTTAAGTCATGTGAATGGTACTCCAAATCAAACTGATTTTATAATGGAAAGACAACGCTCTGTTCTTACACAAAAAATGAATAATGTTAAACCGTGGGAAGAAATTAGTGTTGGTCCTGGTTTAGGAAAAGGCTATACTAGTGAAGGGTCGGGCGGATTTAATGCAGGCATGGAGGCAAGAGAATCTCACTTACCAAAAACTGTTGACCAATTGAGAGTTTCTACTAATCCAAAAGTTACATATTCAGGACAGGTATTAGGGGCATATGTTGGTAAAGGAGCTGCTTCTTCTGTTAATGTCGAAAACGCTCCTAAGGTGTTCAAAAATAAACCCGATACTTATTTTGAAAACTCCGCTAGTAGATGGCTTACTACAACAGGTCTTGAAAAAGCACAAAAAGCTAGAAGTACTGTCATATTACAACCTGAAAATAGAACTACAACTACTAGAGAATACTTCGGTAATGCTGCCGATAGAGAATCAAAAGGACCTCATCAACCCGGACATTTCAGACAATCTCATAAAATCGTGTTAGGAAGTGAAAATACTGGCCCTGCTGATAAACAAGGAGGCTGGCAAGCTAGTAATAAAGATTACGGCAAATCTGGTTATAAATCTAGACCTAATTCTAGAACATTTACCGGTCAGCGAACTGAAATGGGTGCAGCTGGCTCTATCGTTAGTGCATTAACCGCTCCTATTATGGATTTACTTAGACCAACTAGAAAACAAAATGTTATTGGTAATATGAGACCTATGGGTAATGTTCAAGGTGTTGTTGGAAACCACGCTGAACCCGTGTGGAATCCTAACGATGCTCCTGCTCCTACAATTAGAGAACAAACTGAAAATACCAAACATCTTATGATGGGCGGCGCAGGTAATGCAGACGGATATCTCATTCAAAAAGATAGACCTATTGCTCAGGAAAGAGATACCACTAATATTTCTCATTACTCAAATGCTGGAGCACAGCCCGGAACAACAAAACCAAGACCCTATGATGCAGACTATAATGCTAGATTAAATCCTAATAAACAAGTTATCAGTAAGGTCGATAGATATAATATTGGTAATAGCAGTTTAACATCTCACGCACAAAATATTACCACATTTTCAAATACAGCTACTACTGCTGCTGAAGTAACACCTTCTTTCCCTAAGGCTGCTCCTTCACAGCAATTAGTTGGACAGCTTTCAGGAAAGCACACTCGTGAAAGAGCTGTCAATTGTCAAAGAAATGGTCCTGCAATGATTCAAGCTTTTAATCAAAATCCATATTCTCAATCTCTCCAGAGTTGGGCATAAATAATTTTATTTAATATGTAATAAAATTATTTTTTTCTAGTTCTCTTTTTTCTGGTTCTTTTCTTCTTTCTTGTTGTATTATTTTTTAATTGTATTATACCATCCATAAAATCATCAAATCTTTCTTTATAAGATTCGCTATCTATGGCTGATACTTCAGATGATGACCTTTTTGTTCTAATAAAATGTCTTTTACTTTTAAAAACACTCTCCATTTTTTTTTTAATATTATATTTTTGCAAAATATCAATAATTCCCATATTTATATTTATTGGAGTTTTTTTTGAAGGCCCCGGACCTTTCATATCACAACAAAAATTACCCTTACCCCAAATCTTCCAATCTTTTTCTTTAACCGGTTTAGTACGCATACATAATAATAAAGAATAATCCATTAAATTATGTTTTTTTAAAAAAGTTGTATCTTTTTTCATTTGCTTTTTAATTTTTTTGGCATTATTAATAAAAATTTTTGAATCTCCAAAATTATTATCTTTTCCTATTTTTTTTATTGTATAATTTAAAACTGTTCTTCTTCTATGCGAACCTTTCAAATCAAATACCCAAGTTCCATTTTTATAGGGATTTAAATTTTTTTGTATAACATATACAATATTATTTTTTTTATATATTCCATAAAATTTAGGTAACAATGAGTTTTTATTTATTCGCATATACATTATATAATCGTTCATTAATTTTTTTAATGATAATTTATCTCCTTTTGTCATTTCCTTTATAAAAAAATATCCTGTTTTTGAAAACCACATCTTCATACCACTTTTACCACTTCCCACTACAAATGTTGTTTTAGATAATTCATTCTCATAAAATTCCTCAGTTACACCCCATAATTTTCTTAGGTTCATAAATCGCTTATGAAATTGAGGATATTTTTCTAATTCCATTGATACTTCTACAAAATTGTTTAAAACCATATATATTATCTAAATATAATTATATTCAATTATCCATACCGGTATTAGATATACTACAGCATTCATATTCATTAAAGATAAAACAAACGAAATACCTAATGCTAGATATATAAACCATTGAGGAATTTTTACATAGTGGCGTAAAATTAAAATAAAAATCAAGGCAAAAATTGCAACTCTTCCAAATGGACAAATTCTCACACCATAATCATCTCCTACTAAATGTTCAAACCACCATCCTTGAGGACTACGCAAAACATTAAAATCTATACTTGTTTTGAAAAACAAAAACATAAAAATCAAATAAAGTGACTCTAAAATAGATATCTTTATTGAGGGCATATATAATATAAGTATAATATATAATGGCAGCCGGTCAAACAGATTATTATGTATTATGGAACACAAATGAGGGAGATAGATATTATAAAGCACAAAAAGAAAGAGAAACCTCCAAGTATATATATGTAAAATATGATGACGAAAGCGAAGGTCGTTTTGATAAAAAAATTGTAAATAAGAGTAAAAATAATGAAGGGCTAATAAAAGTTATATCAAGTGATGTATGGGATGGCGCATATGATTTAATGTTTATAATGAACTCATCACCTCCACCTAATGGTAATCAAGTAGCAGCCCAACCACAAGAAGGGTCTGGAAGAAAGAGAAAAAAGAAAAAAAGTAGAAAGAAAAGAGGTGGAAGAAAATTAAATTTATTTTTAAGTGAAATTAATAATAGGTTAAGAGATGTTGAGGAGAGAGGAGAGGAGAGGGAGGATGAGATAAGAAGTAATAGTGCTGAGATAAGAGATAATGACGCAGCTATAATAGGTAATGGTGATGAGATAACTGAGAATGCTGTAGATATCGGTGTAATTAAGAGTTATATAAATTATAAATTAAATAATTCAAGTCAAGGAGATAAGAATACTTTAGATAAGTGGCAAGAGCACCTCCGCTCGATAGACCGTCGGTCTCACCGAGAGCCGCTTTCCTTGATTGATAGGGAAATTTTATTAAATGCTAATATGACTATGGGGGGGAGGGGTAAAAGAAAGAAAAAGAAATCTCACAAACGCAGATATAAACATACAGGAGGTGGTAATTGCAAATGCTGTAGTTGTTGTAAAAAACGAAAATCACGAAAAAAAAAGAGAAAATCACGCAGAAAACTAAAAAAGAGCATAAAAAGACGTAAATCTAGGAAAGGAGGTTTATCTAAAAAGGTAAGAGGATATAAAAAATTATTAAATCATTCACAAGGAAAATATAATGAAATTGTAACTCAACTTAAAAATAATAATAAAAGATTACATTTTAATGTAACACATCCTTCATTCTAGATAAGTATTTTTTAATAATTCTAGTTAGAGATAAATTAACTATAATTATTATATGTCTTTGGATATTCATAGAAAAATAAAAGATAAGTTAAATTTTTTTATAAATGAAAATAAAATTCCACATATTTTATTTTATGGTCCTTCAGGCAGTGGAAAAAGAACAATATTAAATAAGTTTATTAATGATATTTATGATAATGATAAACAAAAAATAAATCAATATGTAATGCATGTTAATTGTGCTCATAGCAAGGGAATTAGATTCATTAGAGACGAATTAAAATTCTTTGCAAAAACAAATATTCATAACAAAAATAACAACTTGTTTAAAAGTATAGTTCTTTTTAATGCTGACCAACTAACAATGGATGCACAATCTGCACTTAGAAGATGTATTGAACAATTTAGTCATACAACTAGATTTTTTATATTAGTAGAAAATGAAAATAGATTATTAAAACCCATTTTATCTAGATTTTGTAATTTTTATATACCATTACCTACTATTAATAAGATAAACCAAAGTCTTCATGACTTTAATAAAAAAAACCTTATCAAAAATGAGGTATTATGTAAGCAGAAAAATTGGTTGAAGAGAAACTTAATTAAAAAATCAAACTATACAAACATAATTACTTGTAATGAATTTGTGCAAAAATTATATGAAAAAGGGTATAGTGCAATGGATATAATTGATATAATTGATAATGAAAAATCAATACAAAAAGAGAACAAATATTTATATTTGATATATTTTGATAAAATTAGAAGTGAATATAGAAATGAAAAATTATTTATGTTAGTAATATTAAATTTATTTTTTATGCGGAAAAACTTAAATTTAGAAAATATCTTAGAAATGTAAATGGACGATTATAATGTTAATGTTTTATCTGAAGCAAAGAACGAATATTCATCTAGATTGGTGACTATTTTAACACCTTTGATGCTTGAAGGAATTAAATCAATTTTTAATGAAGCTACAAAATTATGTTTAGATAACGACGAAGAAGAGAAATATTTAATGACATTTCAAAATTTTCTCTCCAGAGTTCCAAAATGGAATTCTACAATTATTGATGAGGAAACAAAAAGAATTGTAACTAATAGTAATTGTAGTTATTTAGAAGATTTACTAACTTGCGTTCATATTACCCAGTTAAAAATTCTTACTAGCATTAGAGTATCACAAAAGCAAAAAAAGATAGATATTGATATTCCCAAGTTAAATACATTTATTCATCGCTGTTATATTGCATATGCTAGAAAACTTTATTCAAATGTTTACTTATTTGAAAGTAATGTTCTTCCATTAAATTACCAAAAAAATATGAGAGAAGCTGAACTTATGTGTCAAGAATCTGTTTTACAAGTAATTAGAGAGAATATGCCTGTTGAAAAAATATTAAGAGCGTATATCGATGAAACTGTTGATGAAGAAATTATTGAAGAAACCATTGAAAAACAGGTAACAGAACTTGAAAAGAGAAAAATGGAAGAGGATATGGGCACAACTGTTGAAACACCAGAAACTAAGGAAACTGGTATTACTAAAACAACGGACACCATATCTATTGAAAAACCAGTATTAGAAAAGGCCAAAGATAAGATTGTCGCTGAAGCAATGAAAAATGAGAATACCACCGAATCTAATTCCGAGGAATCAGTTTCTAATAATGAGAAGGAATCGGCTCCAAAAGAACATAATATTAAATTAACTATTGAAACACCAAAAATTGCAGAAAGCTCAACAATAGGACCATCATCTCTAAAGACAGATGTTGTAAGTAGATTATCTTTTAATGACACGGATAGTATTGTAAATTATGATAAAAAAACAGGTGAAATGGATAAGCCAGAGAAAGTTGAAGCTCCCAAAACAGTAGAGCGTTTAGAAGAAATTTCTAGAGTTCAAAATGAAAAAAGAAAAGCTGAGGAAGCAGAATATGATGATGACGACGAGGAGGAAGATAAACTTGAAATTTTTGGGGATATTAATTTAGAGTTAGACAAAATAGATGTTCATAATTTAGATAAAAATTTAAAATTAGAACCAGACCCTATTTTAAATGATATAGAAATACTAGGCTAATGCGTCTATTTATATAAATATTTATGAATAATTATATAAATGTCAAATTCGATATTTGTTACTGGAGTAGCTATAGCGTGTGCTTACTTATTATTTAGATTTATTGAAATGCGTTTTATTTTAAAGGAAAATAAACCATTAAAGGTTTTAGCAAGAGACACATTAGTTGTTTATTTAAGTGTAATATTAGGGAATTTTGTTATGTCACAAGTAGGCGGGTTAGATATATCAAAATCTGTTCCACAAGTTTTTACTAATAGTCCAGATTTTTAATAATTTAAAAAAAATATATTAAATCAAACCTATAAATTATATAGGATGGAATTTGTAAATTTAGCCAAGACTTGTAGAACTTTATATGATAAAGATTACTTAGACAATATGAAAAAATTAGATATTTTAAAAAGACATCCAATAATAAAATTTGATAATTTATATGATTATTTTCATATTGTTAGTAGATTTCAATTAAATATAAAACAGCACATACAAAGATTAGTTGATGATAGACCTATTTTTGAAAATATGATAGAAAACATAGAATGGTTAAACGATGATATTATTTTTATAAAACACCTGCAAAAATTTCTTAAAAAAGAATTAATGAAAATAACAAATCATAAGTATTCAAAATGGTGTGGAGAAACGGTAATAACAACAGTAAATAGTATTAAAGGTGCTTTAAAAGGATTAGATATGACAACAAATGTAAATAAAAACAATGTTAGAGATATGATAATTTGTATTATATTTTCAACATATTCTACTAATGATAATCATCAACCAATTTTAGATAAAATTTCATTTCTTAAGTGTTTTAATTGTAAAAAATTTTCTAATCAAGTTGTTGATTTTGGAGAATTAATATGTTTAAATTGTTCTAAGACGGTTCATCCATAATTGGTTGAATTTTCCAAGATGATATTGACCGAATAGTTATGGATTTGTCGCTAATATTTTTAAGTGCAATCTTTTGACCGTTAAATCTAGAACCAGTAATTACCCATGTATTATCACAATTTTTAAATCTTTGATTTCCATCATCGAATACTATAATCTGGAATAACTGCGGAGAAGGCATTCTATTTAATATTATTATTCATTTATAATATTAAATCAATTTTTTGAAAGACATTCCATATTATCTATATTAATAATCTTTTGTTTTTTTATTTTTCTTTTTGAACTAACGAACGATTTAAAAACATCTTTTTTAACTTGGTCACTAGGAACATGATTATGAACAGTTCTTACAATCATTTTATAAAGTTTAAATTCTGGATATCTTTCTTCACCATTGTTTTTATAGAGAATATTTCTACCTTTATCATCATTAGTCCATTCAATAACTAATTTTTCAATATCACTTTCTACTTCATTTTGGTCTTCAACATCTTCTACAAAATAATCAAATAATGCACAACCTAATCTACAAAGGTCAAAACTTTTATTAGGTTTTAATCTAGGTTTCTTTTTATTAAAATAAGGTTCGCAATTATATTGTGTTGCAGCATCTCCCCTTGGATGATAACTATCACTACATATAGTCTCTCCTTTAAAACTATAAATTGCTCGTCCAAAGTCTATCACTTTATAAATTTTACCATAAGTTGGAACTCTATAATAAACATTATCATATTTGTAGTTAATGAATTTTTTATCTGTTTTTATCCACATAACATTGTTAGTATGTAAATCATTGTGAGTAAAATTAAAAACTTTTTGATATGTTACTAATATCATTATAATTTGAAATAAACAAGATTTCCATTCCTTATCTGTTAATTCATTATCTTCATCATCTAGTAATGAATCTAATGTATTTTCTAGCTTTTCAAGGCAAATCATTTGCACAGGAAAATTAAAAATTGTAGCATTAACAATCTCATCGTTGCTGTTCATACTAGAATACTCACTCATTTGTGAGTTTGATAAACTTTCTTCTTCCTCATCTTCATTACTATCGTTATTGCCACTAGCTTCATCATCTGTATTAGATGACCGTGATGAACAAGTAGAACTCGTTTTTTTTGCACTTTTATCACTAGATTGCTGCACATCAACTGAATATTCTTCTTTTAAAGAATTATCGTGCAATTTTAAATTTTTACTAGTTAAAGTGGAAAATAATCCTTCAAACATATTATTATCTATTACTTCACAATCTAATTCTATTTCTTTACTATTATCTAGATTTAATTTTTTTCTATAATTTCTAGTATCACTAAACAACAATTTGTCTTCATCCACATCATCTAATTTATAAATTATATCTTTTTGTTTATGAAAAAAATCAGATTCATATAAGTATTCCAAATCATCATAAACATTTAATTTAAATTCGGTTTGAACTGCCAAAAAACTACCATAAAAATTAGTTCCGTGTATAAATCCACATTCATTTGATAATTTAGATGTGAGATATGAAAAAAAACTATCAACATAAGCAGAATTATTTGAATCCAAAACCTTTTTACAACAAGTATTTTCTGTTATCCTAGGTAAAGCACACATCTCAGATTCTTTCATATCTTTATATTTTCCAACCATAAACTTTACTGGATCCAATAATGGAGAGAATTTGAAAAAAGAATTATAATTCTTTGTAGAATTATCTTTTTCATCCGTTACCTTAATTGAAAAAATATTGTTATTATCTCTATTTTCAATACAAGAAATGCTATACCTGTTATTCAAATTTATATTGTTGTAATTATTTTCATCCAAATTAAAAAATCTAGAATATAGTGGATTGTAATTTTGAATAGCTGAAAAGCCGTTTTTTTCTAAATAACTAAATAAAGAAGAGTTATTGTTCTTTTTATAAAACAAGTCAAACATTAAAGAATGTATATAAGATTTTTATTTTAATTAAACTAATTTATGCGTAAAAAAATTTAAAAAATAAGTAAAATATTTATTTATAACATTATGAATTTAGAATTAAAGAAGTTTGATATGAAAAGTATATCATTTAAGCCTAATGAGAACAAGGGTCCTGTTATTGTTTTAATTGGTCGCCGTGATACAGGTAAGAGTTTTTTAGTAAGAGATTTATTATATTATCATCAGGATATTCCTATAGGAACAGTAATATCTGGAACAGAAGCAGGTAATGGATTTTATGGTAAATTAGTACCTAAATTATTTATTCATGATGAATATAACAGTGCTATTATTGAAAATATTTTAAAAAGACAAAAAATTGTAATGAAACAAGTTAAAAAGGAAACAGAAGCATATGGTAGATGTTCTATAGACCCTAGAACATTTGTTATATTAGATGATTGTCTTTATGATAATACTTGGGCTAGAGATAAGTTAATGAGATTACTTTTTATGAATGGACGACATTGGAAGGTAATGCTTATTATCACAATGCAGTATCCTTTAGGGGTACCTCCAAATCTTAGAACAAATATTGACTATACTTTTATTTTAAGAGAACCGTATGTATCAAATAGAAAAAGAATTTTTGAAAATTTTGCAGGTATGTTCCCGACATTTGAAAGTTTTTGTCAAGTAATGGACCAATGTACAGAAAATTATGAATGTCTAGTCGTTGCAAATAACGCAAAATCAAATAAATTAGTAGACCAAATTTTTTGGTATAAAGCATCCGCTCATAGAGATTTTAAACTTGGTTCCAAAGAATTTTGGGAAATGTCCAAAGGACTTGATTCTGATGATGATGATGGAGAAGATTTTAATCCTAATTCCGGTAAAAAAGGTCCTGTTATAAATGTTAAGAAAAGTAAATGGTAAATTATCATAAAAAATTTTTTAAATGATAATTTAATTAATTAAATATTAACGGACATCCGTTAGAATCAAGCACCTGCCCTTCTGTTGCTATCTGAACTATACCAATTATCCAAAATACAACAACTACTGTTCCCCACATACAAGCACCACAACTAGTCGCACATTTCATACAAGATTCTTTATCGTCAAATGTTGCTTCTTCATCATTTTTATTATTGCAGCATAATAAACAACAAATTGTAGAAACTATAATAAAACAACAACCTCCAAAGAATATACCCATATACATTCCAAATATATCCCACCTTCCCATATTACCAAACCCAGAACCAAACATTCCTGTAAATGGAATAGCTTGTAAAACCAATGGACCTGTATGGTCTATTCCTGATTTTTTACATTTACCCAAATCCTTATCAAATTCATAACATTTCTTAGCAATACAATAATTCTCATTTTTGTATTGTTCTAGACAAGGATATGGACAATCACATTTTGCAGGTAAGCCTGAACAGTTAAATCTTTGTTCTGTTAAAACATCTTTAGTATTTAATGCGCGTAATCCTTGACTTCCTGCCAATATAGGTGATAGCAGACTTGCGAATAAAACAGTAACAATAAGCATATTAATAGATACGAGTGGAGAACTAGACATTATAGAATTAAATCTATTGAGAATCTTATAACTTATTTTCAATTTTCAAATTAAAAATGGAAATCAATCTTTCTGATATTTCCTTACTTGGGATAGCTTCTCCTTTTTCTAATTTCATAAAATCGTCCCTTTTTATATCAAGTTTATGACACATATCTTCAATACTTAGTTTATTAAGTAATCTTAATTTTAATATAATATTACCTGTTTCGCATGATTCATTCGCAAAAAAATGCGTATCTGAGTCAGGGGATAATATTTTTGGAGAAATTTTATTAAAAACATTTTTTTGTAATTGATTATTTGTTGTTATTCTTGGCAGCATTGTATAAATATATAAACCTTTTTCTATATTACTTCAATTTGTTTAAAATTACCCCCTCCAAGAACTTTATCTAATTCTATTTCTTTATTTTTGCGAGCTAATATTTCAGTGATTTTACAATTGTGACTTTCTGGGGTTCTGTGTTTTGGACAAAATGATTTTCCGCACTTACAAACAATGCATAAATCAACCATAGTAAGTTTTTTTTTACATCTAGTACCATCTTCCAACCGACATTTACATCTTGGAACCTTTTTTTTTGTTTTTTTTACTTCTTGGTCTTGAGGATTTTGATTTTCCATATTATAATATATTGAATAAAAAATATATTATACTATTATTTTTATTTCAATTTTATTAATCTTTCTTATCATCACTCTTTTCAGTAATTTCTACCTTAACATTCTCTTTTTTATCATTGTTAGAATTAAAAAGTCCTCTATCAATTGCATCCTGAACAGCTGCTCCTCTAGGAACATTATCTCCTTCAAATAACTCTTTGCGTATATCAGCCGATGTTACCTCTTCCTTGGAACCTAAAACACTTTCAATAGTATTATTAACACCCACAAGTTGTCCGTCCTTGTTAATATTCTGTGTAAGCTTATTGCCTGTTTCCTTAGCAATCTTTTTGTTTTCTTCAATTGCATCGCGTTTAGCTTCTAATACACGCTTATCGAATTCAGTTTTTGCAGCGGCTTCATTTTTATTTTTCTCGTTCATAAGTTGGTTAAGCTCATCTTCTAGATACTCAACGCGTCCAGTTTTGTAAGCCTCTGGTTCCCAAGGAATCCAATTACCGACAGGTCCTACATATATATCGTGGTTGGGGTCTACTTCCCTTAAAAGTTTGCATCTTAATTCTGCTTCTTCTTGAGTTGAATAAACTCCTCTAATTTTTAATCCTCTAGTGCTGGTTTGAAAAGACTGCTCGCTATTAAAATCGTCATCTAGTCTTTCTTCATTAGCGTCTAAAAAATTTTTATATTCATCTCTAACATAATTGGTATTAAATGTATCTTTTTCACTTTTAGTGTATTCTTGAAAATCTTTCATTACATCATCAAAATTAATTGAATATTTATAAGATACGAAATTTAAGAACTGTGAAAATTTCTGTACGCTTTTTGTAAAATCATAATGTTTTAGGAATTCCTGAAATAAAAAATGATTTTTTTGCATTAAAATATTTTCAGGGCTAACAAAACTTAAACAAGCAAATTTTTGTCCAGAAATAGGTTTATCTTCCTCTAATAAATCAACATATTTAGGATTTGGTTTTCCATCTGTGTTATTTTGATATGTGCAACCGGGTTTTGACATATTATAATACTTTAACAAGTTTCATATTTAAGTTTTAATTTTAATATATATTTTTTTCTTATTATTATTTATAATGCTTCAAAAGTTAGCACAGATGTTAGATTTAGGAGAACTCATTCGCAGAGCAGTCAAATACCTTGTTGAAGGTGTTATGGTTGCTATTGCCGCATATGCTATTCCCAAGAAATCACTTAACCTTGATGAAGTTGCACTCATTGCTTTAACTGCTGCCGCAACCTTCTCAATTCTTGATACATATGTTCCATCTATGGCTGTCTCAGCCCGTAGTGGTGCCGGCTTCGGTATTGGCGCCAATCTCGTCGGTTTCCCCCGTATGTAAATAAAATAAATAATTTATAACTTATTACTTATTTTAAATTGTGGGAACAAATTCCCATTGCAATTCCTTACAAATTTTTTTCCATATTTCATCTTGTTCTATTCTTTTAACTGGGTCTTTTAACATAGGAAAAAATGGTAAAAATGTTTTTTCATCTAGTAATTCACACATTTTGTAAAGAACATAATAATAATTTAAAAAATTAACTCTATCATCTGGACAATGTTTAGCATAAGGCATTTGTATTTCCATAAAAAGATTACATAATTTTTCTTCTAGTTCAGGACTCATAATAGGAGGTCTAATTCCTAATTTATCTTTTATAAAAGGTATATGTTCATAATACTTATTATATCCTAATTTTTTAAGAATATCTTTTGCTTTTTTATTTGTCATTTGTTTAAGGGTAATTCTTTCTTTTTTTATTTGACTTTTAATATTTTTCAAAACTTCTTCAGGAATTTGAGTTGTTTCTTTTGCTTGAAACTGTGCTAATATTTCTCTAAAATGATTAATTCTTTTATATGCATAAAAACAAACCTCTTTAGGTGGTTCCTTATAACTAGGCTTTTCATGTTCCACCAAAAATTGTTTTTGAATACCACATTTATTGCAAATAACTAATCCTTTATAATCAACCTGTATCCATTCTCCTCCACAATGTTCGCAAATTTCATAATTAATAGTATAATTATTAATATTTAAATGACCTTCATCCAAATTTATTAAATATTTATTTATATTTGTTTCATCCATTTTCTTCTTTTCTATTTTTTTATTTGGATTAAAAAATGAATGCAATATTTTTTTTTTATTTATATCAATTCCTTCAGACATTTTCTTTTTTTTTTCAAAATATTCGAAAATAATACCAGAATTTTCTAATAAGTATTCCTTTTTTTGTTTTTTTAATTCACAAATTTTTTTCCTTATATCATTTATTTGGTCTTGAATTTCCAATTTATCTTCTATATTTTTAGTTATTTTTAATTTTTTCTTTAGTAATTTTTTTGTTTCTTTTAATTGTGGTATTTTTTTTACATCAATATTTGTGAATTCAGACATTTTTTCATTGTGTTTGCTGTCTAAAGTTACATTTGCATTTTTCTTAACTTTAATTTTTTTATTAGCCTTGGGTTTAAAGTTAGGCATAATATATAAATATTATTGAAATATATTTAATTCAAAATATCTTAAATTGATAAATCGTAATATTTTTGTTTAGATTATCTAAAAGATAAATATATGGATGTTGATATAAATATTGATACAAATAATATGAAAATAGACTGTATTATGTTACAAAAAATGATATTTATATACAATGCTTTAGACAAAGGATGGGCAATCAAAAAAAAAAAGAATGCTTATGTTTTTACAAAAAACCACGAAGGTAAGAAAGAGGTAATGTTAGATGATTATTTGAAACGATTTATGCTAGAGAATTTAGACATAAGTAAAATAAACTAGTATTATTATTTAATTTAATTAATTAAATAATTTTAAAAATTTTTTTTTCTTTAGCAATATTATAACCATGGGTGGTGGATTAATGCAACTCGTAGCTTACGGCGCACAAGATGTTTACCTTACAGGTAACCCTCAGATTACCTTCTGGAAGGTAACCTACCGTCGTCACACTAACTTCGCAATGGAATCTATTGAACAGACTTTTAACGGACAGGCTGATTTCGGTCGCCGTGTCCAGTGCACTATCTCCAGAAACGGAGATCTTGCCTACAGAACATACCTTCAGGTTACACTCCCAGAAATCAACCAGAATGATGATTCTTCTGGTCCTGTCTATGCACGCTGGCTTGACTGCCCAGGTGAGCAGATGATTTCTATGGTTGAGGTTGAGATTGGTGGTCAGCGCATCGACCGTCAGTATGGTGACTGGATGCACATCTGGAACCAGCTTACCCTTACCAGTGAGCAGGAGGCCGGATACCACAAGATGGTTGGACAGACCAGCCAGCTTACATACCTTACCGACCCTGCTTTCGCTAATGTCG